TGGTTTCTTCAGTTAGTGCATCTTTAACAGAATAGAATAGAGTTCCACTTGGAAATGTAGTTACTTGTAATGTGCGTGGTGTGGTTTCATAAGTTTTTGTAGGATATCTTTCTCTACCTGCTAATCTAAATTTTATCTTTGAATTTTCTTTATATACATCTCTCATACCTTTCATATAAAAAACTATATCTTCTAATTGAGAACCACTCATTAAAGTTAAAGCTGTAGAACCAGTCGAATATACAAAATCTTTCCAAACTACTTCTAATTTTGGTTGATAGATTGTATTGGTATCTCTTGAAAAGAATTTAAATTGTCCATAGTCAGTTGTATCTCCTTCGGGACAATTTGAATCTTCATTACCCACACTACCACTTCTCTTTATAATAAACCCCTCATTTGGATAAGCTGAACTCGAATCAAGTAATATACTAATAGGTTCAGTAACATCCATTCTCATATCATATCTATCATAATCAAAAGATTGAGAAGCATATCTCAAACGTCCTAACTTTCCAGCACTTGCAGTCATGTGAGTTGAAGGATATTCTCCTAATAAATCCCAATTAACACTACCAGTGGTATCAAAATCTCCATACCAAGTTCCACCTACATCATTACTACCACTTATCCATTGAGTACCATCATTCTGGCCAACTCTATATCTCCAACTAACACCATCAGTAGTTGCTGGGTCATCGTGAAATGTACCTTCACCGGCTGTCCAAGATTGTGAAACAATGTGTGCATATAAAAGTTGTGAAGTTGAGGTCAATCCAGTAGAACCAGCATCATAAAGATTTAAAAAATATGAAGCACTTGGTTCAGGTTTATCATTATTGGGGATTAAACCATTTGTAATAAAATTTGAAATTTCTGTTAAATCAAATTTAATTAGTGCTCGAGATACATTGATAACCGAAGCGTTATCATTCATATCTTTACGAACTTCTAATATTTCATCTAAACCTGTATTTCTACTTTGTGTAGTTTCACCTTCATAAAGTGTCGCATCTGCATCTGCGTATATAAAATAATGCATCTAATTATCTCCTAATATACATCACCAACTATTTTACCTTCAATATCTACATTTGGAAATTTAATTTCAAATATTGATGGATCTCTAGCTGGATATATTACTCCATTTTTTACTACCGTAGGATCAGTAAAATCATACAATACTTCATTGTATCCTTTAGCAGTATTCCATTTGTTTTCTATAACAACTGGTAGATTAAATGGATTATCTGTCTTTGGTGGTACAACTCCAGAAACACCTTCCACGTCACTTACAATATTTGCTATATCAGTTGTTACTATTGGTTGATTTATTTGCCATTTCTCAATTCTAAAATAATCTTGTATTGCTTTTGTTGCCCTTAATAATACTTCAGATTTATTAAAATTTCTATTAACCAATATAGAATATTTTACTCCTATGTTAATAATATAAGCATCTTTAATATTAATAGCATCAGTTAAAATTCTCGTTTCTCCAAGATATCTGGCTAAATTTTGTTTAACTAAATTATTAACTAAAGTTAATTTTTTTGTAGCCGTATATCCAAGAACATACATATTTAATGCCAACGGATTAGCTTCTGTATTATCACCCACATCTAATAAATCATTCTGTACCACATATGCTTTAGCAATAGAACCATATTTAGGTGGAAGTGTGTATGTTCGAACCACATAATCTTCTTTTGTTACTGACCTACTTTGTGCTTGAAAAAATGCTAATGTATTACTCCTAATTTCTTCAAGAGATTCTTCACTCTGACCTCCAGTAGCAACATTTTCATTAGTTACAGTTAATGAATTTTTAGCCGTAGTAACTTCTGATGTGGTTAATGTAGAATCCACTGCCGCATATACTAAATTACTAAATGAGTTTAAATCTCTTACTTTAGCATTGTGGGTTACTCCACCACCATGTGCATATGTAACAGTCAATACTGTATTAGATGGTGCCTCCCCATATGCTCTCGTGTTAGTAAAATTCAATGGGTCAAAAGTAATTCCTAATTTAGTTGGTGAACCTGATATATTACTACCTACCGAAGTTGGATTTGGTACTACTTCTTCATCGGGTGCAACCAATATTCCAGCACCAAACCTTAATTCTGTTTTTTTATCTGGTCGTCTATATGTTACATATCTTTTGGAAGTTTTTAATAATTTTAAAACATATGGTACTGTACCTGCGAATTGTACTAAATTTCTATCATTATCAATATTATTCTCAAAATCAGTCAATACTGTATCTTGTGCTAAAAAAGGAACTTCATACCAAGTATTTCCATCATTATCTGTTATTGAAATTACTTCTGTGATATCAGTTTTACCTAATAAAATACTATCATATTTTGTAGCTGAACCAAATGGAAATGTTTCCGAAGTAACTTCACCACTAATTGCCTTAACTTTTTTCGTTATTATATATCGAGTTGGTGTTCCAGTGCTATCTGTTGCTGATACTACAAACGTTCTTGGACTCGAAGAACTATTTACTTTAAAATTACAATCTTCCAACAATCTATAATCTATTCCAGTAGTATCACTTGTAACACGAGAATTATATCTAATATTAAGTGCATAATCCCAATCTGGTTCTAAATTATCTTCTGTACTGGCTGGTGCAGTATGTGTTAAAATTAATTCTACAATTGCTGGTGTAGTAAATCTTGGTTGGTATCCTAACGATTGTGCTATATTATAAATTGTGTTTTTTTCTTGTGCAAATGGTAATAAACTTTCTTTAAAAGTATCATCAATATAATAATTTAATACATCTCCTACATATGCTGCCATTTCTACCATCATCATTGCAGGTGAAGTTTCATTAAAATCATTATATACAGAAGGATAGTATGTTTTTGCATACTCTATTAAATTGTTACGTAACGTACCAAAATCTTTTCCTAAATATTTTACCTGTTTATCAAACTCTGCCATAATTTTACTCCGTTATGTTATAGAATACATCTAAGACTTCTTCAAATCCTGTCAGATCATTCTTCAAACTAAAATGTACATCTATATTTAATCTATTATCAACTTGTTCAGTAACCGTCTTACCTATTCTAAGATAAGGTAGCCAAGTATCAACTGCTTCTTTAACCATTTCTTCAACAGTATCATTTATATCATCACCTATTTGTTCAAATAATAAATTATGAATTTCACAACCAAACTCTGGATGTCCCAATCTCTCACCTTTCATAGTTAATAAAAGATTTTTTAAATTATATCTTGCCTGTTCCAAGGTGGTTTTAGTTTTCCTAAAAATACCATCATTGGCAAATCCTAATGGAAATGCTAAACCTATAAAGGTATCTGGATCTTGGTCTTTTTCTCGGGAACTTGGCATTATTAATTATCCTTTTTATTAATTGCTTTCATTAAACCACTATAATCTCGTGTTAGTGCATCTTGTGTTGCTTGAGGTACATCTTCCACTCTAACTCCTGGTACACTTTTAATAGTTTGTACTGCCCCTATTTCTCTCTTTTGTTCATCACTTCCTGCTACACTAATATCACCATATCCTAATAACTCGGCTGCTCTTGATGAATCAAAAGTTTCTCCACTTAGGGTAGGATATTCTTCAAAACCTTCTTTTGGTTTTTGTTTAAATCCCGTAGTTTCATTTAAAATTTTATTAAGAGTTTTATCTTTAGAATAAACTGTAGGTTCTTCAATAACTTTAGTTTTAGAAACCACTTTCGGTTTTCTTTTAGTTTTAGTTTTGATAGATTTACCTTCTTTAATAAATATTTTGTTTATTTCTTTTTGTACTTCTTCTTGTACAACTTTATTTATATATTTTTTAAGTCCTTCTAACTTCATTTTTAATCTCCTAGTTTATAACTTACTTTTTACCTAAATTATTCAAAATATCTCTAGCATTATTTATCACGTCTAATGCCATCTGAATTGAACTCTTTCCTTGTTCTTTAATTACTTCTGCAAGGTCTTCTGCTGATTCTTTCGCCTTTTCTCTTACCAACATATATGTTGCTGGAGATGGTTGTGGGCCTAGTGGTGTTGCAATTGGTAGTAATGATAATCCCTCTTGTACTTTTATTGTATCTTCAGCTACATCTATAATTTTTTCATAAGATTCTAATTGTGTATTCATATCTTCTAAATCTTTAGTTTTGTTATTCAATTTTTTTCTTAATTTCTCAATATCTTCTCTACTAAGAGTACCTTCATATGAACCTATAGAAATTTCTGCCTCTATTTCAAATATACTATTTAATTTTTTTTGTAAGTATTTTTCTAATACTTTACCCATTCTAGTTTTTGCCATAATTATCCTCTAATAGCTGCTACTGCTGTTGGTGTACGAATAGACACATCTTTTTTCGGCTGAAAGGCACCTCTGATTGCATGCCACAAATCAGAGTCATTGAAATTTGCGGGCGGTTTTTTATCAACTTCCTGTCTTTTCATTTCACCCTCTTGTTTTTCCCCAATCCGTATTTTCCCAATTCCTTTTGGTAATAGTGTGATCTCTATACGGGATTTAGCTCCAGTTGAAACTATATCACCATCATACACTTTTTGTCTGTATTTGGCTTTTACACCATTGACTACAATAAATTGCTTTTTTGCTACTAAAAGCAATGTAATAATTCCTATTGGAGGCTCTTGTAATAGTACTGGATTTTCTTCAACCATTTTTCTTTCCCAGGTTATATGTCGTCTACCATCTTCATCGTGTCTTACATGTTTTACTAATTTTTCTTTTTTCGGCATAATTTAATATCCTGATGTTGTTACGTAATTTACCAATTCCAAATCAGTTTTCTGTTTAGGTGATTCTCCCTTTGGATTTGTTTCATTTTTATATTTCGAATTAAATATTTGTCGTTGTATACTTTTTAAAATTGAAATCTCTGGTAATATTGCAGAAGCTTCAACTGGCCCTCCAGCAGTTACTAATAACTTTTTCTGCATTTTATCAAATATACTAACAAGTTGATCCACTAAGTCTTTTATAAAATTTCCATGAACATAAGGTTGTCCATTAATAAATATTTCAGGAGAATTAATAGAGACTTTTTTATGTCCATTAATAAACACTTCTTCTTTTTTGGATTGAAAAATCAACCTATCACTTTCTACTACAATTTGGTCTCCAGTTAATTCTGGAAAAGTATCTCCACCTTTAACTCTTTCTTTTAAATCTAATGGTATTGTACTACCTTCTAAATAAATAACACTACCTTCATTATCAAAATAAGGTGTAAATAAACCATCCTCATTAAATTTATTTGTATTATTTGTTATTCTTAAACAGGGTTGTGTATCATTTTTACTGGTAAATTGTATAGTTTGTCCAAATCTACCATGAATAAATTTATCTCCATCTTTATATCTTGGTAATGGTACGTTCTTTGTAATTGTGTTATTTACTACATCTGCAGCTCTCCTAACCTCTGACTCTATTGGTAAACCTGATTTACCAAAATTTGAAATATTATAATTTAATTTTCTATCAGCAGAAAAATCTCTAATATAATACAACTTTACATTAGGTGCAATTCCATATTCAAATACCATAACATATTCATTTTCAGAAGGTAACTCAAAATCTCTAAGTGAAAATGGTTGAATCCATCTATTTTCTAATATTTTATTATTTTCAGTAGTTACTAATCTTCCTTGAATTGCACCATATAACTCTCCACTATCTACACTTGTATGTACCTGCTTAACTTCACATATATCAAACTGTAAATAGCGATATGCATCTGAATACTTTCTTATCATATGATAAGCCTGTGCTTCAGTTACAAATCCATCTTTCTTTCCTTCTCTAATAACAGAAGTATTATCAATTGTCGGCATTTACTTTTATTTTCCTATTTACTTCATCCGTGTATTCTTGAGCGTCTTGAGCAACTTTTTCTATAGAACCTACTAATTGTTCCTTTTCTTTTTCAGTTAATCCGAATTCTGATTCTGAACCTTTACTCTCTGAACTAACTAATCGTTGAACTATTGATGCCATCTTTACCAATTGTTCATCATTTTTTACCTTAATTTCTAAATATTCTTTAATAGCAGGGATTAACTGTACTGCAGTATCACCATCTTTGATGAATCCCACTACCTCTCTTATAAGAATATCTAACTGTTTTTTGTTAGTTGCTGAATTATTATAGATATCCTCAAATACGTCGGATAACGATTTTCCTTCAAATACTTTAAAATCTGACATTTTTATTCTCGTGTTGTTTGATATAGATTGACTCTAATATAAATATAACAATAAATTTATTCCGTTTTATATAAATATATACTAAAAAATTAAATTCTTTTATATAAATAGTTATATAAGAGGACTTTTATAGTCCTAATTGATGCAATACTAACTAACTGGAGAAATACCAATGAGAGAAGTAGTCACAATGGTCGGAGGAATTATAGATGATTTAGCTCACCTATTAATGTCCTTTGTTGCCATAGGAGCTATTGGCGAAATATTATTCGGCAGTGGTTTCTTTGGTGTTAATGTTATTAGTAATCTAACATCTATTATAAATGGTTTCGGTGAATCTGGCTTTGCTGGATTAGTCGCACTATTGGTGTTAGTGGGTTTATTTCGTAAGTAAAAAGATGTGAGTCCCGTCACCCACATCTAAGCATGAAAAACCCCGATTTAGTCGGGGTTTTTTGTGTTATAAATTAAATATAATTAAATTATCTGGCCTCTCTTACTAATCCAGAACCTTTCCACCAAACTTTCCCACCAAAACTATAATCATAAGTTAATGCATCATGACATACAATATTTTTATCCAATATATCTAATATCTCTTGTGTGGGATTTGGGCCTGCTAATCTTTCTTTACATAATTTAACATTATCTTCCATTATCTCTACTCCATATGTGGTAGATAATGCCTGTTCTAATGTACAATTACTTTGTCCCATTTTTCGTATAACAATCTCTGTTAAGAACTGGCCATCTCCACACGCGTTATCAATAAGTCTTTTTTTCTTATCTGTAAATAAATCTGTTTTACTTAATTCCATTTTATCTAATACTTCTTGTACTAATTCTGTTTTAGTAAAATATTCTTGTGTTTTATCTTTTCTATCCTTAGTTCTATCTATATTACTTTCAAAACAAAAAGACCTTACAAACTCTTTATATTGAGTTATCTCCATGTTATCATTTCCTCAATTCTATTTACATCATCACCAGTCAATCCAAAATAATCATAAACATCTTTATCACTCATTTTATTTTCCATTGGCAGTTTTGGTAACTTCCTTAATAGATTAACAGAATTCCAATTAGAATATCTAAAACATTCATTTAAATAATCAAATAATTTATTATTAATATTATTTAACACAATATCTTTATCTTCATTATCTTTCAAATTATAATAACACAAACTCTGTGATGTACCATTTATAGTATAATACATAACTCTAAAATAAGTTGTAGTTGGAATAACTATCTTGGGTATATCCTGATGTGGATGTTCTCTATTGTAATAAATAATCACATCTGGATATTTCTCAATAGGATACTTAAACTCTCCACCTTTAGTATCACTCCATAAATGTTTATTATTAGCATGACACTTAGTTGTATTTAAAACACCAAGTGGTTCTCTATTAACTAAAGTCTTACTAAGTATAGATTCTGCACATTTACTTAAATCTCTTGGTAACACATCAAATATTAAATCATTAAGATTCAATGTCGATATTTCAATTTTTTTATTTACATTTTTAGCAACAACGTCTGTTTTTCCTAAATATTTATTTTTCAAATATACAAAATAACTGAAATTGGATCCTATACCCGTAAAATGTCTTGCACATTCATCCCTATTCAAATGAGTAATATTTACCTTTAAACCATTTTCATCTGTAAAATATTTTTTAATTATAGGTGGTGATCCCATCCATGATGACGGGGGAATTAACGCAAAGACTCCATCATCTACTACCAAAGAATCAAAACCAAACCACTTTCTCCAAAGTGTATTTTTTCTTTCTGTATGTGATGAATCCGCGTATGGGGGATTCGTTACTAGTCCATCAAATCCATATTTCATTTATGAATTTGAAGAAAGACATGGATGATTTCCAGTCTTACTTTCATATAGTGTGAGTAAGTCTTTTTCGTGATCTTTGTATACACCACTTGGGTAAATCTTATTAGATAGAACTTCACCACTATACAAAGTCAGTTCTTCCGTCCTGTATTCCATCTTTTTAACATACCACTCAACTTTGTATCCTTGGTTAAGCGCTTCTCTAATAGCTTCTGTAACATAGTAATTAGTTACTGAACCATTACCTGCTTCTGTTCTTATGTCGGGTCTGCCATTGTTATAAGAACCCCATCTTTTACCAAGACCAGTTTCAGAACCACCAATCTTGACTACTTTACCATCAATAACAATTAGATAGACAAGATGACAATGTTCAGTTTTACCCTTACAATATGTCATTCCAATACCTAATTTATTTTCGGTAGTGAGGTAGTTTTCGGTATATAATTCCCAACCAAGTGGTAAGAATTCTTCTACTGATAGTTCCGTATTTAAATCAATGGTACGAATTTCATTTTCATGACCATTGAAAACTTCATACTTTATTATTAGATTCATTTCTTTATTTTTTCTCATCTCGTTATACCTAAATATACAATATAAATAGTATATAAGTCAAGCCTTTTTTTCATTATTTTCCATTTTTACGCGTTAAATATAGAACCTGTATTTGTAGTATCTATTTGTCCTAAATTAGTATAATCATACATCATATCCTTATAATGTTTTTTCATAACATTAATAACTCTGGTGATATGTTGAGTATTAGAACCTGTCATTTCACGAATGAGAATATACAACGCCTTCTTATTGAAATTCTCTACATTTCGTCGTTTCCTAAATAATTCTATAACAGAATCTGCAACCAATATATCCTTTTGTCTACGAAATATATTTCGAATATTATTATCCCAAAACTCCAACATTTGTTCTACAAACTCATTATAGGTTTCCTTAGATTCCTTTTCACTTTCTTCAGAACTTAGATTTCTATTAAAATCTAAAACATCTAATGTTTTGGTTATTTTCATTTTTTTATAATTGTTGTTATTATGTAAAATCAAATAATTCTTCCCTACAATACTAAAATAACTAAATGCCTTACCTTTACCTTCTTTAAACTTATGTATATTCATTATCAAATAAGACACTACCTCATTTTTTACTTCAGTTAATGGTATATCAAAATAATAAAATTTAAAAGTATGTATCAAATTTTCTGCTAATTTATCAAACGCCCTACCAATTTCAGCTACATATAAATCATTTTTCTCTAATCTATCATCAGATTTATTATATGCAATAATTGCATTTTCTGTATCTTGTGTAAAATACATTCTTGATTTTGCTTTTTTACGCGGCATCTACTTCTTCTCCTTCTAATTCCTGTAGTTCATCTACAGTATCTTTAATAAGTTTAAATGTTGTTCCAACTTCATCATCGGCTTCAAAATGTCCTTGATGGTCGATTTCTTGTAAGTTATCTCTAACTTGTGTTATCTTTTCAGAAAATGTTTCCACCCAAGTTTCTAACATTTCTGTCTTTTTATTTAAGTTCCAAATCACATATCCTTCTCCAAGAACAAGTAATCCTAATAATATTTCTAATACCATTTTTGATTTCCTTCTAATTTAGTTAATCTATCCATACACAACTTATAAGTTTCTGAATTTATTTCACTTCCCATATAAAATCTATTTGTATTCATACATGCTATAGCCGTAGTTCCAACTCCCATAAAAGGATCATATACCAATTCGGCCTCATTAGTAAAATTCTCTATACATTTTTGTGTTATTTCTATCGGCATATTATATGAATAACCTCTATAATTTTGATGTTTATAATCCCACACATCTATTCTAAAATCTTTCTTATACAGTTGTTTACATTTATTTTTTGCAAAAGATAAAACAAATGCATAATTTAATCTATATAAATTTATACTTGATGATTTTCTCCAAATTTTCTGTGATACTAAATTATACCCTAAATCAAACATCATATCTATAACCATTTTATGTTTTGGTATAATAGTTGAATTAAATTTCCTATCACTAATAACTACCGTAACCACTTGTTTGGAGGGATTTAAATTACCAAGTACTCTATTAATAAAACTACTATATTCTTCTTCATCTTGTTTAGGATGTAAATTCATTTCATCATAATCTGGAGGTGAGAAAAATGCATAATCATAAGTACTGGATTTATTTAGTCTATCTAAACAATCCTCCAAATATATTTTATTCATTTTATTCACCAAATAACTCATTGAACAAATCTTTTGCTGATGAAGTTGGTTCTGGGTCTGCATCCACTTTCTTCACTTCTCGGTCTACTTGTGTAGTTACGCTTTCTTGAACTCTATCTCTAATACCAGCGTTCTCATATTCTTCTTCATACTTCCATTCTGTATATTCTGCTCTTGTTGCCATATGATCTGCCCAATGTATTAAGTAAGGTAAACTTGAATGAAAACTATTCTCAGGTTTAAATGTTTTCAAATATTGTTTATTAGAATCATCATACATACCATCACTTACCTTTATTGCTAAATATTCTAATTCTGAAATTTTAACATCAAAATGTTGTAGTAACCATAATGCCCTATCTGTAACACTCATATATTGTAACTCTGGATTATGAGTAAACCACTCATTTAATTTCTTTCTTCTCCAATCATCATCTTGTGGTAAATAATATTCATGGTCTAAATCACCTACTTTACCTAAGTCGTGGTGTAGTGCACTAAATACAAGTTCTTCTTCATTAAAATCTATTACTGCACCAATATCTTGATAGACTTTCATTAATTTCTTTGCCGTTTCCACTACATGTAATACGTGTTCAATATAACCACCTATATGACAATTATGATAATTTGGTTTACCACTTGCTGGTGCTACACACATTCTATCCTCAAAGTATTCATACATTTTCAAAAGATTTTCTTTTCTCTCTCCTTCAAATGTATCTTCTACTAATTGGACTAACTTATTCCAATTTTCTTGTATTTGTTCTGGAGTTAATTCCTTCATTTTTTATTCCTTACTTTCGTTGCACTAATTTCTTTAATTTCTGGCGGTGGGAAATGTTCTATTATTTTATAACCTACATTTCTACCATAATTTACAGATTCTATATCTGGTATAATCATTACCTTAACCATATTTAATTTGATAAATTCTTTTAATAGAGGGTCTTTATGTAAATTATCATATACTTCTTCACTTGTATATGGATTTTTTTCATCGGGTATAACATCTCTAACACAAATTAAAACATTTTTACCATCTTTTAATCTCTGGTCAATTAACCATTGGTGTCCTTTATGCCACGGCTGCCATCTGCCGATAAACATCGAGTATTTCATCTACACACTCCTCTATTAATTTATTTGTATTTATGTCTGTAAAATTGTGTAATGGTGGTTCATAATTATCTACGAAATAATCTTCTTTACCTCGTATATCTGTTGTATGTAAATAAAACTCCCCTATATTTCTTTCCATTTTTAATTCTTCTCGTTGATCTCTATATGGTGAAACTAAAGATACTATAACTATAAAACCTTTATCTTCCATAAACCTTGCTATATTCATAGCCAATTTTATATTTTCTCTACGACCTTCTTCTGAATAATCTTTATTGTGAATACTCTCTCGTAAATCATCACCATCAATATGCATAATTCTATGTGGTTGTATTCTCATAAACCAAATCAATTTATCATTTATAAATTTTTCAGCCAATGTAGTCTTACCACTACCAGGTTGTCCTGTAAACCACAATATCATAAAAGTCCTCTATAGATAAGGTAAGGTATAATGATATACAGAGTAGTATCACGAACAAGATAATAAAGGAATATAAAAATACCAGCCTTATAACCATACTTGTTAAATAATTTTTTTATTAATTTTATCATATATTACCTTTTGTAAAAAATAAAAATTGGTTCATATTTGTAATACTCACCTTTAACCTTAACAGAATTTTTTACATTCTTTGGTTGTAATCCAATCATTCTTGTCATTAACATTTTTAATTTACCTTGATATTCCCCACCAAGAGATTCTACAATATCTATACTATCTTGTTCCAACGGGTGATATTTTTTACCAATTTTAATATCTGCTATATTCCACAACAAATATCTATCGTTTTTTAAATACTCAAATGCTGTAGTTAATGTGGGTTTAAGAAAATTATCTCTCCAATTATCATACTTAGGATATAACTTATAGCTTTGTTCTTCGTCCTCACTATACTGTTCTCTGTCAAAGTATGGTGGGCTGGTGAAAACTAAATCTAACTTACTCTTATACGTCTGAAACTCTGGATTGTTCCCAATAAATTCACTTCCATCTTGAAATAAATGATAAGTATTTTTTTCTTCTTCCCAAAAATCATTTTTTTCTAATACTTCTGTATTAAAAAAATCTGCTACATATTCGTATCTTGATTTATTTAATCCGTATATAAAATTATCTGTATTTGGATCTGTTCCAATATAATGTATTCTTTTTAAAGATGACATAGCTCCAAGAATACGACCACCCCATCCACTACTTGGATCATAAATGTTAAGTGGTTCATCTTGTTTAATATGTTTTGTATAATGTTCGTATAAATATCGTGCTGTTAGTGGTGGAAAATTTACCGCTGGTTGTCCAAGACCTAATCTAAATGCTTGAATACCTGGTGGAAATATCTTCTGTCCTAACTTAAATTTTCTAATAAAATAAGAATATTTTTCATCATCATATTCGGTTACATTAGTTCTCTTTTTAAAATCGAGTTTTTTTACTTCACTTGAAGTTAATGTTAAATACTCTGGATTAGATACTTTCCTTTGTTGTACAACAAACCATTCTCCCTGTATTTCTTCTCCAATGGGAATACATTTAGAAAAATTATACATTGAATCTCGTTTAATAATCCTACGAATTACCTTTTGAAACTTATCTTTATATTCATCTGTAAACCAATCATAGATAGAACCATTGTTCACACGAGTTTTTAACATCGTGGGAAAAAATTGATTTACTCCACTTGCATGTTTATTATAATTTTTTATAACATTTTGATTATCACTATCATCAATTTTCAGAAATTCCTTACTTCCTTGATGTAATGGATAATCCCTTAATTTCCTAAAGTTCTTTTTCAAATCATAAGCATATTGGCCAATTGTTGGCGGAATACCTTTGTCATCCCATTCATTGAGTATAAAGGTACGAAGTTGATCAATCCACTCCGTAGTGGATTTATCATCCATATATAACACTTGTTCGAAGTTTAAATTAACTTCTGATTCGAGAAGATTTGACCTCTCGTAATAATACTTTTCCAAATACAACCTAATTAATTATTGATTCAATTGCTCTTTCGTGGCTACTAAATCAGTTTTATGTAATGTTGCTTCTGTAAACTTATAAGGTTTAACTCCAGCAGATTCTAATATATCAATGCGGTTTACCCATCGTTTGTGCATAGTATCCCTAACTTGATAAACACCATCTTTATGATCTGTACCTTTTAAAAGAATAAAGTCACCGTAATCTAACCATCCACCCCACCGTTTCAAAAGATTTCTACTCACCGCTATAAATTTATAATTGGACGCTCTTTCCGTCCTAATACGCGTTCCATCTGCGAGAATGTTCGGTGTAGAATCAGTTTGATAACGAAGTGGTTGATACATAGTTACTGTCACGGCCATTCCTTCACTTTTTAACTCAGCTAGAGTTTCAGTTAATGCAACATTTTCCTCTTTAATAGTTTTCATTAAAGAAGTATAATATCTCTTATTCTTTTCCAATATGTTAATGGAAACAAATCCATTAGCAAATACTGTTAAAAGAATAAATGCTAAAACACTTTGATTATTAAAAATTCTCATATCTCTCCTATATGTTTACTATAAATATCATTCAAATTCTTGTTTCTTACTTTTTTTAGTGGAGCTGGGGAGATTCGAACTCCCGTCCTGTCTGTCTTTTCCAAAGAGTCATTCACAACTTATTTGATTTCTAATAGGATAAAATCAACAAAACACCATCGAGTTCGTAACCTCGACTCCGCTTCATCATCTCTCTGAAGTAAGGAATAGTTTTCCACTAAGGTAGGATACTATTTCACCCAACCGTTTGTCTAATT